CGTTTGATGCTTTTAAGTATCTTGGTACTACAAAAGGAAACTCTTTAAATCCAGATATAGATAATTCATTTGCATTTTTATATTCTAAGTAAACAGATTCAAATGGCATATTGCTTTTATCTTTTTTTTTGGGATCAAAATCTGATCTTGGATAAACTGCGTGTAGTATTTCTATTTCTTGGTATGGATCTTTTTTAAAGATACCTTGAATGTCTGATGAAACTGTATCGCCAAATTTTTGTACTGCAGCTCTAGCAGATATTTTAAATCTTCTAAAGATTGTATCTATTCTACCTTTGTCATTCTCTGCAATAAATACTTCGTTAATATGTCTTGTTGAAAACTTAATTAAATCTTCATCATCTTCTTCAATAAACATTGCAGCAGTTCCAAACGTAATTAGATCATGATACAATTCAAATATTTCTTGTTGGAAGTTTGATCTGTTAAATGCTGTGTACATTGCATCTGTTGCTGACTCTAACCAAATTTTTGCTTCATCTTCATTCTCAACATCTTCATCTTTAAATCTTAGAGTAAACCAAGGTGTTGATGGGTTTGTTAACATACCATGTAGTGATGCTGCTAATAATTCTACTGCTTGTATTGGAGATGAATCAAAGATCATCTCATTTCTTTTATCACCTCTAGCTCTAGTCTTGGTTACATCTGCTTTTCTTGGTTGCATATAATCTGCAACTTCCTGCCAATGCGTTTCCCAGTTTTGTCTTTGACCTTCTAGCTTTTCATATCTAGATAATAAACTTTTAGTTAAATCTGTTCGTGCCATTATGATCCTAATAAACTTGGTTTACCTAATGTGTATTTATCATCTAAACCTTTTAACGAAGTTAAGATTGTCATTGATCTTCCTTTTTTTTTTGTTTTTCTTGAATCATATTCATCTGCGTCTGCATCTGTTGATTCACTTTGAGAAAGTTCTACAGTAGTTGGAGCTATTACTTTTGGTGGTACAACTGTTTTTGGTTTTACAACTGGTTTTGGTTTTGTTGCTTGATACTGAATATCGGCTTGTTTACCTCCAGCATTTTCTCCTTCTCTTCCAAAATTATAACCACCTGGATTTTTTCTATCTACATTATATTGTTTGCCTGTTTCTCGGTTAAATGTATTTCTATCTCCTCGATTTCCTGCTGCTCCTCCTGCACTCATAATTATTCTCCTAATGTTAATGATGATTTAGTTTCTGATTTTGTTTCAGTTACTGTTTCATTAACTTGTGGTTTTGCAATTTCGTTTTCAAAAGTAATATCATTACTATGATCTATTTTTTTTTCGTAAGTTCTTTTTTCATCTTTTAAAACTAAAGGTTTAACTTTTGGTTTTCTTTTAAAAATTTTTTTAATTTTTTCCAACATATTATTTGCCTAATAAAGTTTTTAACTTTTCTTCTTCAGAATCTTGTATACCAAGTGGAGTAGTAAGTATGGTAGATTTTCTACCTCTTCTTCTTCTCTCAACTGCTGCCTGTTCTTTTGCAATATCCTCTTTTACCTCTGGTTCTATTTTTTCTGGAACTGGTGGTGGTGGAGGTGGTGCAGGTTGCACTGGTGGTAGCGGTGGCGGAGCTGGTGGTGTTGTTGGTCTTAAAAATCCCATAATTATATAATCCTGTAACTATTATCTGCTACACTTTGTGGAGCCGATTGTCTAGTATTAATTTCTTGTAGTCCAACAGCAAGGTAACGCATAGCATCACAAGCGTGTGAACTCCAATCATGTACAGGTTTCGATCTGAACATTCTATTTTTGTCAATGTACTTCCTGTGGTAATGTCTTAACGCATCTATTAACTTTTTGCAATGGTCTGTATCAATCCAACATCTAGGCAAGGTCATTGTGGTTGCGTGTATACCATCCTCTAGTGGAATTTTTGGAACTACCTTGAACCTAATTCCTAATTGGTAGGCGACCTCTCTCCTGGTTTTGCCATTACCAAAATCGGTAACTTCAATATCGTGTGGTGCAAAGTGATCCTTGTAGACATACTCCTTTTCTTTAACAAGCTGGATATAGTAAGGTAAACCTTGACCTCTCTCTTCATGATAATCTATTATACTTATGCTTCTGCCTAACTGCTGGTAAAATATAATAGCACTATGGTCGGAGACCCCGAGATCCCATGCAGTAGATACAGGCAAGGAAGGATCGTAGGGAACTCTAGATAATTGTTTTTGGTCATCTAGTTTACCTATTACATCTCCATATACTGCACCTTCTATGTTTGCTATCCAATCGCACTCAAATTCTTGTAGGTATTTCTTATCACCCATAACCTCTTTTGCTTTGACTAACTCATCTTCATCTACAATCTTAGTGTCTGATGCCTTAGCTTTGTAGTTAAACCAATCTTCCGCACCTTGTGCGTGTTGGTACAACTCATAGAAGTTGTTGTTCATTCCCATTGGAGTTCCAATAAAGACACAATAACCTTTACGATCTGATAATGCTGGTCTAATAATTTCTGGAAATAACTTACTGTTGACGTTTGCATATTCATCAATCACACATCCGTCAAGGTAAATCCCTCTTAATCCATCTGGCGATTCTGAGCCTAGCAAAGTAATACGAGAACCATTTGGCAAATCTACCCTCAGTTCTGTTTCGTTAAACTTGGTGTGGGGTATTTTGGCGGTGAACTGTTTCATGTAATCCCATGCGATACTTTTAGCTTGTTTGAAAGTTGGAGCTATGTATGCAAATCTTGGGTTCTTGAGTTTGGACAGTAATGCTGACCTAATTAGATGATTAATCATACATACTGTCTTTCCAAACCTTCTGTGACATACTAGCACATTCCATCTATGTTTATCTATTTGTCTATGTAAGTGAGCTTGATGCTTCCTAGGTGTATAGGGAATCTTAATATTCATATCTAGTGAATTGAATTACTGTGATTATCTCCATTAAAAGGTGTGTACTCAAATCCTAGCTTCATCATGATGTAAGATGTAAATAACTCGGCAGACTGGTTATTAGGCATACCAAAGAATTTAATTACAACATTGTTGGTTTTCTCTTCAATAAAACAAACACAATCTAGATCTTCTGATGAAAAATAGTTCATATACCATATATAGTTTATTTTGAGGTTATTAAAAGTAAAAGGTGTGGGTGTGTATAAAGGTGTCTGTGTGTAAAGGTGTCCTGAAGTTCGGTGTATATATATATAATAAACAGCGGGTGCGTCTAGGTGGTATAGGGGGTCAAGATTTTAGAAAAAAAGCAATCTATCCTGTAAAATATTACTAACGATAACTTATGATTATTAATAGTAATAAACTTTTATCTTTATATTTTAAAATATAGGTCAATACTACTTACCTATTCCGTTTGTCATATCCCATAAAAAAATTTGATGGCTTTATGTATTAGGATAGCAACATTTAACACTCTATCTTTTAACACTCATAATCTTATTAACTCTTAATCTTTTAAACCCTTAACAATAAACCTTAGAACTATTCTAAACTATAACTGCGTCAATTTGTCAACTTACATTAATTAATTAATATATTAAATTAAAAGAAACAAACGAAACAAAGGATAAAAACAAATGAATACTTTAATATCAAAAAAAATTACTTTCACTTATGATAATGTTGAAGTTGATTGGAATTTTAGCAATACATTTAATTTATATTTTATAGATGAGATTGGTCAACGTGATTTTAGAGAAGTTGATTGTTTTAGTGCTATGAATATTAAAACAATAGAACAAGCTCAAAAAATTAGCGATCAATTTATAAAAGATAATTATTCATAATAAAGGTTAAATAATGAAAAAAATAAGATCTAAAAAAAACAATCTTTTAAATTACTTTATTTGTGATCATAAAGATTTAAGCAAAAATTATTTAAGAAATTGTAAGAAATTTTTTAAATCAATAGAGCAAAAAAACAACATTAAATTTATAGGAAGGTTTAAAGATGAATAAAAAAGACTTAATTATAGGATCTATATTTTTTATATTTACTACAACTTTTTTAACTTTATTAATGCTTTATATCTTGCATTTATGGAGCATTTAATATGCGACAATATTACCAATTATAAAAACTTAATGATAGTATTACAAGTAAAAACAAAAACGAAAGGAAAAAATGATACATATATCAAAAATGACGGGAAAGCTAGAAGGTTTTCAAGCTATATCAACTAATACAACAACAAACGGCTATTGTAAAAAGAAATTTGAAGAGCAAAACCCAAATGTAATTTGTACGTTTTGTTATTCATGGGGAATGTTAAAAACTTTTAGAAAAAATATGGAACCTGCACTACAAAGAAATAGTGATCTTTTAAATTCAAAAGTATTGCACCATGACGCTTTACCAATAATCAATAGTGCTTTTTTTAGGTTCAATGCTCATGGAGAATTTGCACTAGATAAAAAAGAGGCAACAATTAATCTTGAGAATTATGTTAATATAGCAATTAAAAACCCTCATTGTACTTTTAGCTTGTGGACCAAAAGATTCGATGTGATTAAGCCGTATTTCGATAAACATGATAAACCCAAAAATTTAATATTGATTTACTCAACACCATTGACAAATCATATATTAAAAAAGATACCACAATATTTTGACAAGACTTTTAATACAGTTAAGGGTGATTTACACCTTGAACAACAAAACTGTACGGGTCAAAAATGTAAAGATTGTTTATTGTGTTATAAAAAAGATACAACAGCAATAATAGTTGAAAAAGTGAAAACATACGGCAAGAAAAAACTAGAAGAAAAAATGAAAGGATAAGAAAAAATGACAATACAGTTATACTATAAAACAAAAAAAGAGCTTAAAAACAATATAGGGTCCGAGCTAGATTATTCGGAAACTAATATTTTTAAGGATGAGTACAAAGCAGACGGAATTGTAATTGGTTGTGATGTTGAACGTAAATGGTTCGCAAAAATTACAATTAAAAACAACATAATTGAGAGGGTCCAATAATGAAAAAACAAATAAATAAATATAGTTTAAAAAAATATCTTGAGCATTTAAAAATTGATATAGATCGTAAATTGCCTTGCGATGTTGTTGAGTTTAGCAATCAATATTATTATTCAACATCTAAAAAGCAATGGATCAAATATAAAGATATGGATATGATCCACGTTTTAAGATCTTTGTTAAAAGATAGAAAGTATCTTGAGGATAGAGAGGAAACTTTAATAAAAAGAAATCAAGATATTAAAAATAAATATCAAGGCATAAAATCATATATTATAAACGATATAATAGAGAGGATGTAATAAAATGAATTGGAAGGATAAGAGGATCAAAGAAATAAACGAAATAAATAAAAAAAATAATTGTGATTGTAGCGATGAGAATAAATACTTTGAAGAGGTCCAATTAATATATAAATCAGACGCTAAGAGTTTGGACCAATTTAAAAAAGAAAGTGTGACATCATGACAAGTATTAATTTTTATTGCTATGTAATACTTTTATTTGTGATGATAGTATTAATAATAACATAAAAGAAAGCGAGGAATAAATGGCTATAGATTTTGACGCATTAGATTTAGTTAGAACTCAAAACAAAGCTAAAATGTATGAGCAAAAACAAAAAGAAAAAAAACAAAAAGATCAAATATACTTTGAGGGTGTTGACAAGTTAAATAAACTTGTAAATGCTTATGATAAAGCAACTGATCAAGGTATAAAAGAAGTCTATAAAAACAAGTGGTTAGAGTTAATTAAGGTATACGCAAACAAAATATAGAAAGGTAAAAATAAAATGAAAACTTATAGAGTGTGTCCAACATTAGATATATTTAAAGATGTAAAAGCAAATAATGAGTGGGAAGCAAAAAATAAAGTACAAGATGAAATTGATAATTTAATTAATTGGAAAAAAATTATGAATAAAAATTATCAAGAACTTAATTGTGATGATACATATATTACTGATGAGTGGTATAATTTTAATGATAAATAAACAACTAAACAAAAGAGAATTGACAAAAATATTATTCAATACTCTTAAAGATGAAAATAAACTAGCAATCAGAATGATTGTTAGAGATTATAACAATAAACAAATGGAGAATAAAAATGTTAAGCAAATACGAGACATGGCTACAAACAGCTCAATCTAACGAATCAATAACATATCATGAGGGTTATCTTGCAAGAGATAGGTTTCACAGTAATACTACAAGGGATATTGCAAATCTTTTTATGAGGTGTGCAGATAATAATTCAGTAGTATTATTTCAAAAAAGATTGAAACATGGGTCCACAAATCATGATCCTGTATTTCAATACATAGCAAGAAAAATATAACAATAAACAGAAAGGGAAACAATGATAACATACGATAAAGTAAGAATATCATCAGTAAGAATTGATGATGACTATTACGATAGCAAAAAAAAGAAACATATAAAATATACAAAACCAAAAATAACAAAGAAACTTTTATTTGAAGATAGTTGTTTTGATCTTGGAGAATTGTATATGCAGATTAAAAACTGTCATGAAAGAGATCCATATAATAAAATGGAAGTAACTTTTGAGAGCAATTTAGAATATTAATCTTTATCTGGTGTAGCTGTTGGAATATCTTCAGCAGTTACATCAATCAAATCATCTTGATTATCTTCCCAGGAAATTTTTATAGATTGGTCCGTCTTAACATTTTGTACTTTGTTATCAGAATATAAATCAGTTAATTTATTAGCAAGGAAAGTTATAAACTTAGTTTTTTCTCTTATCCATAATATAGCGTTTGGATCTTCTATTTCTTGATACTTAAAGACTTGCAGTAGTTTATCAATAAGAGTTTGAACACCATATTTTCTAGCTTCTGTTATTCTTATTTCTAATTCTGGATTTTTTTTTAAGAACTTGTAGAACCTCATCAATGAGAAAGGATACTGGCTTTGATCCTCCAGAATTTCTGTAAGGGTTAATCCTTTGGCTAGTTTTTCTTCTATTATACTCACTTGGTCTGTTGTTATCAATTCCTGGTTTGATTTTTTGGTAGTAATATTCTTTGAGTTTTTCGTTATCATAATTTTTAAATTGTATTAGTTTGGATAGCTGTTTGATCCTAGTTTCATCTGTATAGTTTTTCTTTTTAAATCCCTTTACGTTTTGGAATCCATGATATTTACACTTGTAAACATTATTTGCAAGTAGATAACCCTTCATTTTACAGGGTATTTTTTTACCTACTCTTAACCCAGCACGAGTAAATCCCTGGCAGAACACCTTACGCATTTTAAAACCTGGCATTTACTTACTTTCCCATGGTTTAATCCCATTACGAATATTATATGCCTTTTTTTCTTTGTATCTATGATTTGTTTCTTTCTTTATTTTGGACAATGCCAACAATATTTTATCAGCATTTACATATGTTGCACTCTTCTCTCTCTCATTATCTTGTTTGCGTTCAATAGCTAATTTGCATAAATATATATTAGTTTTATCTTCTTTTAAATCTTCAATAGGGAGCTTAGATAATTCATTTAATATCTTCTCCCTATCCCCTGCAAAACTCTTAACTATTTTACCTATATTATTAATGTATATTGTTTCTTCTAATGTAGTCGTAATACGGCTATCTTGTGTAGGTTTAACGGCTATCTGGGTTGGCTCGTAAGTTTTCTCAGCTTTTAAAAATACCTCATTCACAATATAAGTTTTACCAGATCGACCTCGTATAGATTTAACAATATTCAATTTATTTAAAGTCTCAAGGCACGATTTAATTGTGGTCCTACATAAACCTGTATCTTTATGGATTGTTTCATGCCTTAGATCAGCTTTGTATCCATTTTTTTTCCAAGCATATTTCATAACAGAAAGTAAAACATTTAAACAATGAGACTTTCTCTCTCCGTCAATTAAATCTAAATGGTGGTATAGCTTATAGGTAATATGTAAAAATCCCCTAGATGTATTCATTTATTTCCTTTCTTACAGTTTTTACTATGGTTTAAGTGGAGGTTTCGCAAAATGTCTACCCATTGATCCTCATTCATTAATTGAAACTCTGTCTGAGACGCTCGTATACGCTTGATTCTAAAAGTTAGGCTCCCATGTGTCGTTTGTTTATAGAATACTAAAAAGCAGGGTATGTTTAGGCGTTCAGCAATGATCTTTGAGAGGGTTGTAGCCTTATATTTCTGATCCTTATCATAACAAGTCTCAATGATTGCTAAAGGCTCATAACAATACTGACAGCACTCAACAGAATCTACATCAATCATAGCAATACCTTCATATTTTCTATGCCAATCGTTATAGTCCCCATTGCTAAATGCGTAGGTATATCTAGCCATTATTTATTTCAAATTTATTATTTTTTGATCTGTTTTCTTCAGAGGTTAAATATTGTAAATTATTAAAAGTATGTAGACCAGAAACATTTTTACCACATAAGGGTATAATATGATCTACTTCATACCCATTTGGTCTATTAAAATAAAATAATTTAATTTTATTCTTTTCTTTTTCATTTATCCATTTAGGTATTCTTTGTTTTTTTCTACTATATCTTAAAGCACAATGATAATTTGATAACCTCTTTCCTTTATCTGTTTTGCTATAAATTGTTCTAGATTTAAAATTTGCAATAGGTTGATATTTTTTTCTTATCTCTTTTAATTTTTTAGAGCCATGTTCAGATGATCTATACTTGTTTTGTGAATTTTTAAATGATTCACTTACAATATATTCTTTATATTTTATTTTGTAAGTTTTACCTTTTCTGTAAAATTTATATTTACAACTACTAGAACAATGTTTTGAATTATTAGATTTAGGTACATAAATTTTATTACAATTTTTACAATTTTCTTTTCTTATTAAAAGAAATTTATTCATATTATTTATTCTTAATTATTATTATCTCGTTTTCTTTTTCTTCTAGTTCTTTCTCTAAAGCCAAAATTATATTAGCTTGTTTCTCAATATATTTCTTGGCTCTTTTTAGTTCATGCTTAC